GTTATTGTCTCTTACTTTGGAGCACAACGAGGCACAGGCGGAACCGTAACATCTGCTAATGGCTACACTATTCATACATTTACTTCAAGTGGAACATTCACAGCATGAGTTATTTCGCTAAACTAGACAACAACATTGTTGTAGATGTCATCTCAGCATCTCAAGACTTTGTTAATACCTTAGACGGTACTTGGGTACAGACCTCCTATAACGGAACAATTAGAAGCTCTTATGCAGGAATAGGATATACATACGATGCTGTCAACGATGTATTTTATCCTCCTAAACCACATCCATCATGGGTATTGAACCCTACGTCATGGGAATGGGAAGCCCCTGTGTCTTATCCATCTGATGGTAAAGCGTATGTTTGGGATGAAGCTTCTGTTAACTGGCTAGAAATTAACTGGAGCTAAGATGTCTGACCATTACGAACGCATTGCAGTTATTGAAACTAAGGTAGAAGACCTAGAAGAGAATCATGCAGAGCTATTGAAGCTGATGCACGAGATCAAAGACGAAATGACTCGCTACAAAGGTTTCTTAGGCGGTGTAGCCTTTATTGCTTCTGGTGTCGGTATATTCTTAACTTTATTTAAAGACTGGATTATTAAACACCTATGAAAACCACAAAGAAACAACAAGCTAAGATTGGTAAAGTAATGCACGAGTACAAAGCAGGTACTCTTAACACAGGCTCCAAGAAAGGTCCAGTTGTTAAATCCCAGAAACAAGCCGTTGCAATTGCCTTAAGCCAAGCTGGGGTAGCTAAAAAGAAGAAGAAATGATTAAAAAAGGTAAAGAGACCTTCTCAGGCTATAACAAGCCAAAGAAGACACCTAATCACCCTACTAAGTCCCATGCTGTTCTGGCTAAGTCAGGAGACCAAGAAAAGCTAATCCGTTTTGGGCAGCAAGGGGTTAAAGGCAGTCCTGACGGTTCTGCCAGAAACAAGGCTTTTAAAGCCCGTCATGCTCAGAATATATCTAAAGGTAAGATGTCTGCAGCATACTGGGCTGATAAAGTAAAGTGGTAAAAAAACTAAAGAAAAGTGTTGCTTTTTTGCAACTTCTGTGCTAAGATAAGGACACCATGGCTGCATACAATTACTTACAACTGACTAACTCGGTTCTACGCAGATTGCGTGAGCCTGAAGCCTCGTCCGTTAACGACAATGAGTATGTTAAGCTCATTGCTACTTACATTAACGATTCCAAGCGTCAAGTAGAAGATGCTTATAACTGGAACTCGTTATCTGACACATTGTCTGCTACCACAGCTGCAGATATTTTCAACTATGTGTTAGTTGGCTCTGGACAACGTTTCCGTCTAATCGACATCATCAACGATTCTAGCAACTTAATCATGCAGAATCGTACTACTCGTTGGATGGACCAAGCATTTCTAGTAAACGACCCTCCTAAAGGTGCTCCGATTTACTTTAACTTCAACGGTACTGACTCTAACGGTGATACACAGGTTGATTTCTATCCTATTCCTGATGGTGTCTATAACGTACGCTTCAACATCATTAAGCCACAAACAGAGCTTGTAACTGATGCAGACACTTTGCTTATTCCTCACGAGCCTGTTATCTTAGGTGCTTACGCACGAGCTATTGCAGAGCGTGGTGAAGACTTAGGTGTTACAGGTAACGAAGCCTATGCTTTATATTTACAGAGTCTTGCAGACGCTATTGCTCTTGAATCTGGTCGTTATATCGAAGAAGGTGAGTGGTTCCCAGTATGAAGCAAACCAAAGCTGCTTCTATTGCTGCTCCAGGGTTCTACGGCTTAAATAGCCAAGACTCAGGGGTTACTCTTGCTTCTGGTTTTGCTACCAAAGCAGATAACTGTGTTATTGATAAGTTTGGTCGTATCGGTGCTCGTAAAGGCTGGACAAAGGTTAATTCAACAGCGTTTAACAGCAGTGCTGTAAAGACAGTATTTGAGTTTGTTAAAGCGGATAACAATTTAATCTTCGCAGCTGCAGGGAACAAGATATTTGGTCAACACCCTTCTACAGGTAGTTATGTTGAATATCCTGTTGGAGGTGTTTTATTTTGCCCTGCAGCATCAACAACATACAATCAAACAGGAACAACTGTTACTGTAACACATTCATCACATGGTTACACCACTGGCGATACGGTTTACTTTGGACCAACTTCAGGAACTGCTGATGAAGGTATTTATGTAGTCACAGTAACAAGTGGCTCCGTATTTACATTTACTTCTCCGTCTTCTGAGACCACAAGTGGCAGTGCAAACTGTATTAACATTCTGACAACTTATAGCATTACTGACGACAACTGGCAGGCAATTAATATGCCGTTAGGTACAGGCGCTACGGCTTCTGCTCATGCTATCTGGGTTCAATCAGGTCACTTGCCGTTAGTGATGCACAAACTAGGAACTGCGCCACATACTCACGTAGACGGTTATGGCTTTCAGAGATTAGGTGATATTGCTACATTCCCAGGAACATACACTGTAAACACATTTAAACCATCATGCGGTATTTATGCTTTTGGTCGTTTATGGGTAGCTAACGTAGCTGCTAACGATACACAAACTGTATATTTTACAGATATTCAAGACCCGTCAGACTGGACAACAGGAACTGCTGGCTATCTAGACATCAGTGCTGTAATCCCTACTGGAGACCCTATTATTGCCTTAGCGCAGCATAACGGTTTCTTGATTATCTTCTGTCAGAAACACATTGTTATTTACTCAGGTGCGGCTGATCCTGCAACAATGAAAGTAGAAGACATTATTACTAACATTGGTTGTATCGCTCGTGACTCAGTAGCTTCTGTAGCGGGTACAGACATTCTATTCTTGTCTGATACTGGTGTTCAATCGTTGTTGCGTTTAACACAAGAACGTTCTTTGCCTTTACGAGACGTATCTAAGAATGTTCGTGATGAGCTGATGTCTTATGTAAATGGTGAGGTACTTCCTGGAGTCAAAGGAACCTACTATCCTAACGACGCTATGTATCTGTTAGCACTACCTGTGTCTAAGGTTACTTATTGCTTTGACACACGAGGAACATTAGAGAACGGTTCTGCTAGAGCAACTGTATGGAATCAGATTAATCCAACAGCGTTCTGCATCATGCAAGACCGTAGCCTCTATTTAGGTGAGGTTGGATACATCGGTAAATATAACAGCTATCAAGATAACGGAACTAAGTATCGTCTCGCTTACTTTACTAATTACTTTGATTTAGACGCACCTACTAATTTAAAGATACTGAAAAAACTATATCTTACTGCTATTGGTGGTTCTTCTCAGCCGTTGACTGTTAAATGGGGTTTTGATTACTCTGAGCTCTATCGTTCTAGCTCTGTTACGCTCCCAGCTCAGACATCTAGCTATTATAACGTAGATAAATATAATGAAGCTAAATACAGTGACGGTGTTGATTTGATTAACACACAGACTAATCTTAGTGGTAATGGAAAAGTAATACAACTTGGATTTGAAACAGACATTAACGGTAATCCGCTGTCTATTCAAAAGATTGATTTATTCTACGCATCAGGAAAAACAACATGAGTGATTATGTAAAATCTACTAACTTTGCCATCAAAGATGGTTTAGTATCAACAGACCCAGCAAAGATTGTTAAAGGCACTGAGCTAGACAATGAGTTCAATGCTCTTTCCAATGCTATTGCATCTAAAGCAAACACAAACAGTCCAGCATTGACAGGGACACCTACAGCTCCGACAGCGACAACAGGTTCTAATACGAACCAACTTGCTAACACAGCTTATGTAACTCAAGAGGTTGCAGCGTTGGCATTAGGTAATATGTCGACACAAGCTAAGACTGCTGTAGAGATTACTGGTGGAACCATTAACGGTGTCACAGGTACAAACTCTGGCATGACTGTTGGTACTGCCACTAACGCTGGTAACGCTTCTACTGTAACCAACGGTGTCTATACAACTAATTTCACAGGTAGTAATCAATCTTTAGGTGGTTCTGGTTATCAGAAACTTCCTGGTGGTTTGATTATTCAATGGGGTCAATATAACTCAACGATTGGTGATAACAGTCCTGTTACTATTAATTTCCCAATTGCGTTCCCTAACCTGTGTGCTTCTCTGACATCTAATTTGATTTATAACACAGCAATTACAGGCACATCTGCACAAGCTACTTATAATTATATTCTAAGCACATCACAAGCTAACGTATTCGTTGGT